TACATAAGGTGCGTAAACTGCTCCAGTCTCGAAGAAGTTAGAACCTTTGAAACCTAATAAGATTACGTTCTCAGTCATATACGGGTTTTTGTAAACATCATATCTGTTAGAGATAGAACCAATGTTACTTACACCTGCAGAGAAAGTCAATGCATCTTTTCCTGGGTTAGCAGAAAATCCGTTCATTGATTCTAAGATTGTAGCTACATTTGGAGAACAAACGATAAAGTTTGCACCACCTCTCATAGTTAATTGATGAATTTTGTTAGATACCTTTTGTAATTTGATACCTAAAGTTTGGAACCATGTAGCTTTTTGGTATGCTCCAGCTTGAACTGCAGTTGAATCAACCGCGAAGTTACCAGTTGCAGAATTGTAATCATATCCAACTCTTGCAGACCAATAGTCAGTAGTGAAAGCATTTTGTTGTAACATTTCTAAGATTTCTAAGTCGATTTCTAAAGAGATGTATTCAGACAACATTTGAGTTAACTCAGCTTCAGCGTCTACACTATGGTAAGCGTTCAAATCTTGAGCTAATTCAGGAGTCCAAATTGCTTTTAATTTTCTTGTCTTTGCAACGATAGGCTCAGATTTCAATTCTAATTCGATTTCTGGGATATCTAAGTTTGCACCTTTGTCTTCAAAGTCACCTCTGTTATAATCAGATGGTTGAACATGATAAGTCAAAGTTTGAGTTGTTAATGATGTTGCAACTAATGCAGCTGAAGAAGATACATAGAAAGATGCAGAACCTGCACTATCAATTGTAGTTAATTCAGGGAAAGAAGTTACAGCAGTAGAACCAGATACTTTGAATGCTCTTACACCTTGCCAATCAGCATCAGAAGGTAAACCTACTGTTACTTTTCTCCAACCATTTGGAGTTGCTGCGAAAGATGCAGATAAAGTCTCATTACCTAAGAAATCAGATACAGAACCAGAACCTACAGTTGCAGTAACTGCAGCAGTAGTATCGTTGATTGTGTATCCGAAACGGCCAGCACCATACAAACCACCTTCAGCAGCTTGTGTAGAACCTAATTTGTTTCCAGAAGGAGATTGAGAATCTTTACCGAAAGTTCCACCATTACCGAATAATGAAGAACTTTGAGCTGGTCTACCTAAAGTTGTGTTAGTACCATATTTGAAATCCATGTAGAAAATAAGACCTGAAGGTAAGTTCATTGGTTGAACTGAAACGAATTCTTTAGCTGCGATAGAACCGAAGATTCTTCTTACTAAAGGTAACGCAACACCTGCCCACTCTTCAGAACCTGAAGATGTACCTGTTCTTGTAGCCTCATCTAATAATTGTTTTGCTTGGTTTTCTAACATTACTGCCATACCATGCTTAGAAGTTTCAGAACCTACTCCTTCAAGTAATCCTGTTTTTTCCCATTTGCCTTTCAAACCTCTTGTTTGTTCTAGCATAACGCTTTGTGGGTTAGCGCCTGTCATTAATTTTTTAATGTCCATTGTTTGTTTTTTAATATTTTATTTAATAATACCTGCTAATTTCTTAAATCTGTCAGAGAAATTTGTATTCTCAGCAATTACTTGCTTAGATTGTGCTGGCTTAGTAGATTTTGTTACTTTGCTTGCGATTCCTTCAGAAATAGATTTTTTAGTAGATTTGTTTGTAGAGAATTTGAAGTTTTCTGCTAATGTAGAATACACCAATTTAACTTCTCTAACTGAGTTTGTTCTATCCAAAGTTTCAATCACTTTAACTTTTTGTTCGTTAGTCATGTTGTGAGCTCTGAATAATTTGTTTGCGAATAACAATTTAGCGTTTAACAAATTAACTTCGTTGATTGTTTTTTGTAAAGATTTGATTACTTTGTAAGCTTCGTTAAGTTCTTTTTCTGTTTCTTCCTTTTCTTCTTCTTCCTTAACTACATCTTCATCATCTTTCATGTCTTTTTCCATTTCACGAAGAATTTCTTCTAAGTCAATTACATCGTCTTTTTTGTCATCTTCCGCTTCGTTAGTTACAACAACTTTTGGTGTTTCACCTTTGTCAGTACCAGCTTCAGAACCATCAGCCATATTTTCATACATGCTTTCTTCTTCTTCACCAGGAACTTCTTCTTGTGAATCATCACCTTCCAATTGTTGTTCTAATTCTCTGATGATTGCTTCTAAGTCCATGTCATCTTCAGATTCTTCGTCAGAATCCATATCGTCCATGTCCATTGAATCATCACCCATATCAGAATCCATGCCCATGTCATCCATGCCCATTTCATCTTCACCTTCTGCTTTTGCAAATGGATTTTCTTCTTCTTCAGAATCTTCACCTTCTAATTCTGCCAATCTAGCTTTTAATTCTGCAATTTCTGCATCTTTGTCACCTTCTTTGTCAGCGAATGGATTTTCTTCTTCAGAAATGTCTGCTACTTTCTTATAGTCAGTACCAGCTTGTTCAGGTTTACCTGAGTCTTTTTTAACACCTACCGATAAGTCTGTGTTAGCATCTAATGTTGGTTGTGAATTACCTGAACCAATGTTAGATGTACTTAATTCTTCGTCAACTGGTTTAGCTTCTTTATCTTCAACTTCTGCTTCTGCTCTCATCTTTTGAGATAAGATAGATTGAAGTCTTGGAGTAAATGCCTCTTCAAGTGCGATTTTAGCGTTTGCAAGAGCGGTTTCTTTAACGGCCTTAGCATCAGCGATTGCTTCTTTCAATAATTTTGAATTTGCCATCTTGTTTTTTCCTTAAATTTGTTTGTGAAGTTATTCTCTTAGGAACTCCAATGTAATTATGTTGATTGTTCGGTCACACCTTATAGAGAAGGGTATTCATTAATCAACTATGTCTTGTAATCTTATAATAAAAAATAAGATATTTGATAATATATATGTAAATTTTTTAGAAAACTAAAGAAAACTATTAAAATAATTTGTTTTTTCTTATAGTTTCTTCTCTTTGTAACCTCTTTCTTTTGGAAGGTTTAATAAAATTTTTCCTTTCTCTAAGTTCTTCTATTTGTTTAGTGGACTGAATTCTCTTTTTATAATCTTTTATTGCCCATTCTATATTTCCACCCTTAACACTAACTACTAACATTCTTCTATTGTAAATTAACCAATTTGTATTTTGTTGAGTATAGTAAAGTTACAATCGTATCTATGTCGTTTTGTAACCAACTCATTTGTAATTTTTCGTCTTGTCTTAATTTTGCAACTGCTTGACATAATTTATCAAAATATGCAATAACATTTTTGATATCATTATTTGTATCTAAACCACTAACAGGTTGTAATTTAATTAATCCGTATTGTCCTTGATATGCTTCAACTAAACCATCAACTAAGCCTGCAATATTAAGATAGTATAATTGTAATGCAGAATGTGCAGAAAATGCACCAACACCTTTAACTCCTAAATGAAATGAATGTGCTTGCGTTCTACTATGTAATAACAATGATGCTAGTTGTTCCATTTATTTAGATTTTTGTTCTTTTAATCCTAATCTTTCGGCCATTTGTTGTTCTGTGATATCTGCTATTTCAAAATATCTACCTAACACATTTCCCATATCTTCGTATAATGCTTCCAATCTTTGTTCTTGTGCAGTTGCTTCTAATGCTTCTTTTTCAAATGCAGCTTGGAACTTTTTTAATTCAGTCATGTTTCTTTTAATAGTAACTCTATCAAACCAATCACCACCTTCTCTCAAAGTATATTCTTGTGCTGCATCAGCTATTCCACCCAATGATTCTGCAATTTGTCTAATATCAGATTTTCTACTCATACCTTCTCTATGTTGATTGTATGTAGAAATTATTTCTAAAAAATGTCTTTTCAGTTCGGTTGGAAGTTGTTGAAACTCTTCGGTTTCTTTTAATATATCTTTTAACTTTATCATAAGTTATTTATTTACAATTTTATTTTTTTTCAATTTTTGAACTGCTAACATCAATTCCGATGGGGTCATACCTAATGCATCAATTAATTTTGCAATTACATATTGTTCTTTTCTTCTATTAAGATTATACCCTTTTAATGCTCTAATTGCTCTATCTAAAAATCTTTCTGCAGATGCTGGTAAGGTTACATCCATATCATCTAATTCTTCTTTTACAATTTGTCTTCCAGGTATTAAGTTTACTAACTTTGCCATTTTATTATTAGTTTTTAAGTAAATCGTTTATTACTTTATCATACAATCTTTTACTATTTATATTACCCGCACCATCAAATCCTTTTTCTTTTTGTAAATACGAAACAACTTTATTTCTCAAAAGTCTTTCAACATCGTCATTTTGAATCATTTTTTTGATGGCTGCTTTAACGTCATCTATTTCAGGATACACCATTTTTTCTTCTGCTTCTTTAACTACTACGTTTTGTTTTGGTATTAAGTTTATTAACTTTGCCATTTTATTATTTATTAATTAAGTTCTATTATAATTTCTCTCATTAAATCTTGTGACTTACACCACTTACCACATTCTTCTGCTATCTTTGCCCATTGTTTTGACTCCTGTAAAGGTGCCATAAATGCTCCATGTGTTGATGGGTTAGATACAAAATCCCAACCTACTAATTCAAAATCTTCTGCTACCATTACAGTACCATCTCTTAATTCTTTAACCGAACCTAATCCTCTAGATGAAATACCTAAACGAATGTTGTTCTTTAATAATTCTTTTAATATATTACCCGATGGTGTTGAAAGTATTTCTACTACTCCACATACATCATCACCTTCCCAATAGATTTCTCTAATGTTGTGTGATACATTCTTTAAATTAATAACAGGAGATTCAGGATGATCTAATTCACCCAATGCTCTTCTTTCTTTAATAAGTTGTTGATACTTTTGACACTCTCTTTCTAAGATTTCTTTAGGATATCTTCTATTATTTTGGTTGGGTGCACCTGCTCTTTGCAAAATGCCCTTAACTAAATAAGTTCCATTTTCTTCTTGTTGAAGTTTTGCCTCAAACAAATGTGTTTCTATCAATAATCCTTTACTCATGTTATTTTATATCCTTTTTAACTTTTTCTATAGCTCTATCAGTGATTGATTTATCTGACCAAGACTTCAAAAATATAGTTCTTAATTGGTTTTCTACTTCTGATTTTTCTAACTCATCCTTTGTACTGTCCATCATTTTATTTATTTGTGTTTGTACAAATCCCAATCTCACTATCTTATCAGCCGTTGTTCCATCAATTCCTTTTTTTGTATCAATCATATTAGTTACATCACTTATAAAGTTTTTATTATTTGTTAGTGTATCTAATATATCTCTTACCGGTTTTTTATAATCAGGTTTAGCATTAAAGTATTTCATACCTTTTTCAGCCAAATCCCACATATAATAAAGAATAATTTTACCAACGATAATTCCACTTAAAGTGGTTAATATATCAATGGTTAAATCTTCATTTACTTTTTTTTTTGAATAGCTTCGTTTTTATTTCTTAACTTAGCTAAGTCACTTCCTTCAATTTCACCATCACCATCTACATCAATTTTTTTTTGACCTGCAGATAATTCGGCTTCATTATATCCTGTTAGTTTGCCTTCAGATTTTGCTTTAGTTGCTTTATCTACTGCAGTAAAGAATTTAACTTTTTCAGCATCGGACATATCAGGAATAGACTTACCTGTTCTATCTAACATATGTTTGAACAATTGTTGGTAATCACTTTCTTCTTTTACTACCTGACGGATAAGTTCTTTTAATTCTGTATGTTTCATTATTCTGATATTTGTCTGATTTTTTGGTCTAATTTTAATAATCTCTCCTGTATACTATAAATATGACTATTTGTCCTTTTCCAGTAAGATTTGTTACTAACACCACTTTCATTTTTAATCTTACCATACCAATTAAGAAATCTTTCCATTTCTCTTAATTGTTTATTAATGTTAGATATACCTCTACCAATTTTAGATTGTGCAGTTGATTCATCTTGTTTCAATGCTAACCATCTATTTTCATTAACTGGAGTATATCCTGTTAAGTCTGCTTGTCTTTTAGCTTTTTTCTTTTCACCATCTTTACCAGTAAATGCATATGGAGTATTATATCCTTCAATATTACCTGTGGTATTCATTTCATCAATCATTCTTTCTCTAACTATTTTACGAACGATTTCTCTAATTTTATTTAATTGTTCTATTTTTTTATCAGGTAATCCTTTATGAGATGTTGATGCAAAATCTTTAGCATCTTTGTCAGACATTGAATCGGCTGCTTTAGAAACTTCTGGAGATGGAGAATCCATATCACCTTTTTGGGTTGCATGAACCATACCCATAAATCGTTGTTGTGCTTTTGATACTGATGGCATTTTTATTTTTTTATTGAATCTTTCAATTCTTTTAATAATTCGTAAGTCATCATCATTGCTGATAAGTGTTGTTCTTTAATCTTTTTAACAGATTTAATTTTTCTAATATTTGCAATTGTTTCTGCTAATTTGATTTTTGTAACTTTGTCAGAAATTTTAGAACCAACTTCTTTCAATCCTTCTACCAATTTAGTTACTTCGATTGAAACATACTCACTTAATTTACCAGTATTATTGATATTGTTAATATATTCTCTCAATAAACCCTTTTGGTCATTTGTAAGATTACTATATTTGTTATTAAATGATTCAACTAATAATTTATAAGAAACTGCTCTTAAATCATCATCTTGTTTTCTGTATTCTTCTAAAACAGCATCTTTAAGTTTTACATCTTTATTTTGAATAGAAGAATTAATAATATTTTCTGCAATTGTAAATCTTGCTGATACTATATCGGTTGGTTCGTATTGTGTATCGGTTACAACTGTTTCAAATATTTTATAAATAGATGCTAATGTTTTATAATTAGAAATTGGAGATTTAATAAACTCATCTAAATTATAAGTTTCTTTAATTTCTTTTATAAGATTGTATTTTTCCTTTGTAAGTTTTTTCTCGTCTATTTTTTTACGAGCTTCTAATATTGTATTGATGAATTGTTCAGCCTTTGATTCTGAATTATATTTTTCATTAATAAGATACTGATATAATTTCAATTCTTTTGATAATTCTTGCTTAGAATTAAAGTGTTCTTTTAAAAGTTTTTCAGCCACCGATTTACTAGATGACATAACCTCTGAGGTAATTTGTCTTACTAATAATTCAAATAAGAATCCCGTATTTTTAAACTTTGAATGTTTTATTTTTTTCATTAAATTATACAATTATTCTGATATAAATATATTTTATTATTGGTTTATTACTATTTTATGTTATCTTCTGTTAAAATAGTCTTTTTATTTCCGTCCATATCTTTAAATATCTCTAAATATGAATCTCTTGCTTTGTATTTTACCGAACCTTCTTTTTGTTTGAGGGTCTTAATACCCAATGGGTCTCTACCTTGTGGGTGGTCATCTTTACCATATCTAACCGGGTCTTTAGGTCTACCAACTTGACCATCTTCTTCTAATTCTGTTTTTAATCTATTTAATTCTTCTTCAACATTTGTCGGTTCGTCTGTACCTGTTTCTTTTGCAGGGTCTACACCTTGTGTCTCAATTGATGTTAAACGGAATGTTTGTTTTGTATCATCCAATACTTGTAATGTCATCGTATCTTGTTCATCTTTTGCAAGTTTCATTACAGATTCATACATCCACTCTTTAGAGAACATTTTAGTTTGTTGCATTTGTGTAATCAATGCTACTTTAGAAGTATATAATTCAACTTGTTCTTGTTCGTATATTTTAGATGGTATTGTAAGTTCTAATGTAAAATCGGTTAATTTATCATCGGTGATACCTTGTGCGTATAAATGTACAATTGCTATTTTAGTCAATTCTGAAATTAATACTCTTTGTACCCTTTCAATTGTTTTTGCAAATCTAACATCTTGTGCTGCTAATGTTGCTTTACCATTTACATCTTCTTCATATCCTAAGAATGCTTTTGGAATTTTCAATGCTGCCATTAACTTACCTTTTAAGTAGTTAATATCATCAATCATATTGTACTCCAAACCTTTTAGGGTATCAATTGAAGTACCATTATCATTACCTCTTACAGGCATATAATAATCTTCAATAAGGTTTTGCATATTGTATTTCAAATTGTAATCTCCCGTTCTTTCGTCTACAAATGGAACTTTCTTAGAACTATTGATAATCTTTTGCATGTAGTTATCCACTTCGTTTGGTGGAATATTACCTACATCAATTTTGAATATTCTTTTTTCAGGAGCTCTCATTACTCTATGAATTAACATAGCATCTTCCATTAACATCAATTGTTTCCAAACTCTTCTTGCACCTTCAATCATAGATTTTCCGTAAGGTAAGAAGTTTGAATCTGAATTTAATCTAAAGTGAGCTATTTCATAGTTTTCAAATTCTTTCTTTGGAGTTTGACCATAACCACCAGATGGATTTTGATATGGTGCGTATATAAATTTAACTCTTTGAGGATTTTCTGGGTCAAAGTTTTCTACTCTACTAACTTCGTATGTTGATAATGCCATTACATTTACAATACCCAATTTATCTGCTATTTCTAATTGTAAAAAGAAATCACCATATTTAACTAAGTTTCTAGTCCATGGCCATAAGTTAAATTCTACATTAAGAATATCGTAAAATAAGTTTTCTAAAATTTGTTTAATATTATCATCTTCATGATGAATTTTTAAAACATTACCCATTTCATTTCTTGCAGTCGTTTCATCCGAATATACATCTAATGCTGATGATAGGATTGGGTCTGAGTCCATTGAGTCGTAATCTCTAAACAAGTCAATTCTAACTTGTTGATATGCCATTGATGATGCTGTTTGACCTGTACCATAGTTTGTCACTTTCATTTTCATAAAGCGGTCAACTAAGTTTGTGGTCATATTTTGCCACTCATCGGTGTCAATAACTTTAACACCATCTTCCGT